GTAGCCGGGACCAAAATCCGGTTACGTAACGGTTAAAACAAACTCCTCTGCAGTTCTGCAGGCGGAACCCCCCATGCCATTCGATTGTTGTTAGTAGTTGTAGTTATTATGGGAATAACTACGACACCACCAGCAACCGCTCGGCGCTTAGCTAACTGACGTGAGTCAGCTAGCGGCCGCTCTACATCGGTGTACGCCCGACATCCTTGATACAGCAACAAATCCCCTCTCTCGAGAGAATCTGCTGAGTATAGTAGGGTGCCAGGTGTCATGTACACTCAATGTAGGAACCATTTGTATGCTAGTGTAATTCGTAGGGCTGGCTTCGCGGGCCAGCCCCATGAAATACTCTAGGTCATACGAGCAAGGGTCGTCCAGACATGATCCCCTTCTGGAGATCATTCTTTCGAAGTAATTAACTTCGGAAAGAAGGAGTTCATCCTTCTCGGACAAGCGTCTTGCACGGGGTTTCCATACCAGTAACTGATAACCACTACGTTGAAGTCCCTTGAGAGGGACTGCTTCGAGGTGGAAGTTATCTGGTTGGCAAGAGGCAAGTGTGCCTCGAGACCCGTCACCAAAGACAAGACTACGCTGTACTCTAAAACGCTGACCTTTGGCGACTATCTACTGGTAAAGAAATTTCCTTAAAAGGAAAGACCTAACCTGATGATAGCCATCAAGGTACAATCGCGATAGATACGCCGTAATCCGACTATGGTGTTCGTAGGACAGTGGGGTGGGGCCATCAAAGTTAAAGGAAAAATCCTTTATCTTCAATGGCGTGACATCCATCCCACACCAAGCGTCCATGCCGCAGGACTCACGGTAATCACCGGAGTAATAGGATTTATCTGTATTTACAGTAAATCCCATTAACACCAGATCATCCATGATATCCTGAGACATAGCGCTAGGACAAATGATGTCATCGCCATACACACGGAAATCTCGGTAGTTCACCGAGGACGATCCGTAGTGCTTGGCGGCAGACGCTAAGGCGATGCCCGCAAATAGCAGACACTCAACCGGAAAACAACAAGCTGACCCCATAGGGGCGAACTTGAAAATTTTCAGGCTCTCCTGACCAAGGAGAGTGTGTGTGCTTCGGGTGGCTAAAAGCCATCGGCAGAGGTCAGAACTGCCGAATACGTCCTTCACAATCTGCAGCGTGACAGAGTCAGATGCAGAAGAAAGGTCAATGGTAGCTAGGGATCCGTCACAGGAACCCTTTAAAGCCATAGTACGGGAAGCCTCTTGGTCTTGTAAATTAATTACAAGTTTGAGAGGCGTCGAGTCTATAGCTTCAATTAGCTTGCCAAGGACCGCCTGCTGGAAATACTGTAATCCAGCGGGCTCTGCTGAGATACCTCGCAGTTTCTTCCAAGTCTTAGGAACGAAAACAACACGCGATGTGCGGTTTTCGTCCTTAAGGGGAAAAGGTGAGTAAATACTCATATCTTCTCCAAGGCCATGCCGGAGCATGTAGTCGATGCGAGAATCAAAGCCTAGATTTAGATATTTATCTAATCTAGTCTTGATCTTCGGATCAGCTACGGCGCCCGGCCCGTGCTTAGGGACGCAGTCAGTCATATTAAATGAGCTGATTACATCTTTAAGAACGAGACGAATTCTGAGAATTAAATCCCAGTACTCGTTGGACTTACATTCTTGGACGGAACATTCCGCGAAGGACAGCTCCTCAGAGTATAAATACTCAGAGAAGCTATCTGCGAGGAGGTCCGGCCGATCGATGTGAATCTTAGACAAAAGATTGCTCAATTGTCTAAGAAAACGAACGTCATCAACACTCAACTCATCCTTTGTTAAAGATGAGACCAGTGGGGATAACGTTCTCCAAAGATCGGGGGACCAACGGACGAGAGCGCAGCGAAGCTCCTTACGGAGCGTCTCGGCTTTAAACCGAGACGAATCCGATGAAATTATCATTGTGATAATATCATCGACTTCATCTAACAATGAGAGAAAGGAACTAAATCCCTCTTTCATGCCAAGTATGATCGCAGGCTGTAACAACAGCCTGCCCCCAAACTTAGCAAAGTCAGATTCCGAAAGGACTGCACTTGCTTTCTCGAGCGTGATTCCGCACCAAAGATAGAGGCCATTCTTAATAAGAATGGTTTCATCTAGACTAAGGGCGTCTGACTCATAGAGTCGAATCGAGGCATGCTCGATGCTGTGGACGTTCGTCCACAGCTGTACTAAAAGTTCTTTTAGCACAGAATGTCTCCTTTTCTGTTGGCCGAAGGCAACAAGT